GGCAGTTCACGTCGCTCGCGATGAGCCACACGATCAAGGAAGAACTCGACGCGGCCGGCGGGCTGCCGGATGAGGCGGGGGCCGAAGAGTGAGTTATCAGGTTCTTCTCGGCGACTGCATCGCGTCCATGGCCCTCAAGCACGGGCGCAAGGCGATCCTGTGCGAACTGAACCCGAAGTATGCCGCCATGATCGGGGACCGCGTGGCGTCCATCGCTGGGCCTAGTCCCGTGGCGCAACCTGTTGGGGTCGATCCTATACTGTGGGCACTTCTCGCATGAAGCGTAACATCCGCCCGCCGACCCTGAACGAACTCATCGAGCAGGCCCCCTTCGAGTCGCTCGAAGATATTGTCACGTCGATCTTCAACGAAATGCGCCCGCCGGGCAGGATGTCGGTGACCGAGGCGGCCGAGACCTACACCAGGATCGGCAGCGGCGGCGGGCACTCGAAGCCGTGGTCGAAGTCCACGACGCCTTACCTCGAAGAACCGCAGGACGTTCTGACCTCCCTCGAATACCAAGGGATGATCTTCGTCGGGCCGGCGCGTACCGGGAAAACCGTGATGGGCCTCAACTGGATATCGCACACGGCAAAGACCGACCCGGCAGACATGCTCTATGTCCACATGGACAGGGAGAACGCCCGCAAGTGGTCGAACGGCGACCTGAACCGCTTCCTCGCGGCATCGACTGCCGTGCGGGCCGAGCAGCTTACCGCCCGGCAGTTCGACAACACCTTCGACAAGACCTTCAAGGCGGGCTGGCGCTTCCTGCTGACCTACCCAACCGCGTCCAACCTCTCGGGCATCACCGTGCCCCGGGTGCTGTTCATCGACTATGACCGCATGGACGACGACGTGGACGGCGAAGGCAACCCATACGACCTCGGGGCCATGCGAACCACGACCTTCCGCCGGTTCGCGATGGCGGCTGCCGAGTCCTCGCCAAACCCGAACAAGGAGATCCAGGACCCGCGCTGGATACCGGAGACGCCTCACGCCGCGCCGCCGATCCGGGGTATCTTTGAACTCTACAACCGGGGCGACCGGCGCCGGTGGCAATGGTGCTGCCCGTCCTGCGATCAGTGGTTCGAGCCGTCGTTCTCGCTGTTGAAATGGGATGATACTGGCGACACCATGCAGGCGCGCGAAACGACCTTCATGGTCTGTCCGCACTCTGGCTGCGTGATCGAGCCGCACCTGAAAAGCGAACTGAACCGCAACGGCCGCTGGATCAGGGAAGGGGAAATGATTGAGCCGGGCCTGGGCGGCAAGATCGTGCTGCGGCCGGGGATGAAGGTCACGCGCTCCACGATTGCCTCGTTCTGGTTGAAAGGCCCGGCGGCGGCGTATCAGGACTGGGGTCAGCTTGTCGAAAAGGAACTCCGGGCGCTGGATGCACTGGAAAAGACCGGCGACGACGGCCCGCTGCGCAAGACCCGCACGACGGACCAAGGCGAGTTCTATGTCCCTCAGTCGCGGCTGTCGGAACTCTCCCCCGAGGAACTGAAGAACAAGGCCGAGGACTGGGGGTCCAGCGAGGACAACCCAACCGTGCCAGAGGGCGTGCGGATGCTGGTGGGCACGGTGGACGTGCAGAACAACGCCTTCGTCTGTCAGGTCAACGGCTTCACGGCGACCGGCGACCTGGTGATTGTCGATGCCTTCAAGTTAAGGCTTTCTGATCGGCTTAACGCGAACGGCGAGCGTCTGCCGATCGACCCGGCCGCCTTTGGCGAAGACTGGGAGACGATGACGCGGGAGTTGCTGACGCGCTCCTACCCGCTCAACGACGGCTCCGGGCGCAGGATGGGGCTGCGGGCCGTGGCCTGCGACTCCGGTGGCCGGGAGGGCGTGACCAAGCACGCCTACGCTGCGTGGCGGAAGCTGCGGGACGCGGGCGACGGCTGGCACCGCCGGTTCATCCTGGTGAAGGGTGACTCCTACCGGAAAGCCCCGCTGGTCCGCACCGCCTGGCCTGACTCCTCGCAGAAAGACAAGTTCGCGACGGCCCGGGGCGACGTGCCTGTGGTCATGCTGAACTCGAACTCGGTCAAGGATATCGTCTACCTGATGATGCAGCGTCGGGTGGCGAAAGAGGCCGAGCAGCAGACCGGCGGCGGGATGCTCCGCTATCCGGACTGGTTGGAGAACTGGTTCTACATCCAGTTGACCTCGGAGATCCGGTCAGAGAAGGGCTGGGAGAACACCCGGAAGCGGCGGAACGAGTCCTTCGACTTGTCCTACTACGCGATGGGGATTGCCTACCGGCCGCAGGAGATGGGGGTGCCCTATGTCCACTTCGGGCTTGATCGGATGGACATGAGCCAACCGCCGGCCTGGTTCGAAGACTGGGATCAGAACGAGTTCGTCTTTGGAGGCGACCAGACAGCCCCGGCCGAGCAGAAGAAGAAAACTCCGTCCTTGGCGGAAATCGCGGCTCGCCTTGCATGAAGTTTCACGTTAGAAGTGACAAATGAACTACTACAACGACAACGACCCGAACTCCGCAGCCTTGCTCCGCGAACTGATCTCGCGGGGCCTCATTGCCAAAGGCGTTGTTGATGACAGGAGCATCCTTGATGTCCAGCCCGACGATCTGCGCGGCTTCACCCAATGCCATTTCTTCGCAGGGATCGGGGCTTGGTCTTACGCTCTCCGACTTGCTGGGTGGCCAGACGACCGACCTGTCTGGACCGGATCGCCGCCCTGCCAGCCCTTCAGTGTCGCCGGCCTCGGCCTCGCCGTCGATGACCCGCGACACCTCTCCCCCAAATTTGCGAGCCTGGTCCGGTCCTGCTGCCCCGACATGCTGTTTGGAGAGCAGGTCGCCAGCGCGCAGGTCTTCGGAAGCGCTGCAAAGCCGCCTCGAAAGCGCGCTGCGGAACCGCCTGCATGGGCTTGGCTCGACGATCTACTCGATAGGCTGGAAGCAGCACACTACGCCGTTGGGGCGAGCGATATCCCGTCTGCGGGTGTCGGGGCGCCGCACCAACGACAGCGAACCTTCTTTGGAGCGATCCGGCTGGCCGACAGCCTCGGCGCGGGACTGGAAGGACACGGCGGGCATGGCGACGACCGGGACCAATCCGGACGGCTCGGAGCGCTCGCGGCTGGATCAGCTTCCTCGGGTGGCCAATCTGGCGGGCTGGCCGACGCCGAACGCTACGGACACGAAAGGGCCGAGTCCTTTGGCTCGCAGGCCGATAGCGGACGACGACTTGCCAACCAGAGTTTTGCGGGTGGTGTCGGACGGCCCGGCCCGACTAACGGCTTCTGGCGAGATGCTGACTGGCTCTTCTGCCGGGATGAACTCTGGCGGCCAGTTGAATCCGGCTCATTCCCGCTGGTTGATGGGGCTGCCGCCCGTGTGGGACGACTGCGCGGTTACGGCAATGCCATCAACCCGTGGGCGGCGAAAGTCTACATCGAAGGCTTCTGCGAGGCGGCCGGCATCCCGCTCGTGCCTGATTACCTGGATGCTCTTGGCTTGATGTCACTTTACAAGTGATTGTCACTTCTTTGTTGAACACAAGCCCGACTACCGCTATGAGTAGCAAAAGCCAATGGGATGAGCGATGCCCCTGACCCTGCAACAGCGCCTTACCGAAGCCGAGGAAGCCTATCACAAGCTTCAGATCGGCGAGAGTGCCGCCGAGGTGCGTGACAGCAACGGCGAGTCCGTGCGCTACACTCAGGCGAACCAAGGCCGGCTGCGGGCGTACATCCTCGATCTGAAAGCGCAGATCGCCGCCGAGGCCGCAGGCACGGCTGCCGGGACAGGCCCAATCAACCCGATCTTCGGGTGATCGGCATGAGCATGTCCCCTGAACTCGCCGAACTGCTTGGTGATACCGCAGCCAGCCTCCCCGCTGCGGTTGCGCCGCCCGACGCCGGTGTGGCGGCATCCGCGTCGGGCGGCGTGTCTTATGATGGCTCGAACGTGGTGGACAAGCTGGCCATGTGGCGCCCGCCGCTGCGGTCGGCCGATGCCGATATCATCCCGGAGAAGGGCATCCTGGACGCCCGGTCCCGCGACACGCTGCGCAATGACGCCTACGTGGCGAACGGCCAGTCTATCCACAAGGATCACATCGTCGGCGCGCTGTTCCTTCTGAACGCCAAGCCCGACTCCAAACTTCTGTTCGGCAAGCTGGACGACGTTTGGGAAAGCGAGTTTCAGGAGGAAGTCGAGAGCAAGTTCACGCTCTGGGCCGAAAGCCCGAACAACTGGGTGGATGCCAGCCGCCATCGCACGCTGACCGAGACCGTTCGCCTCGCCGTCGGTGTTGATGTCGCCGGTGGTGAAGTTCTCGCGACCGCCGAGTGGATGAAGAACGACGGCCGCCCGTATCGCACCGCGATCCAGATGATCGACACGGATCGCCTCAGCGACCCGACGACGATCGACTTCGACAAGCGCGTGCGCGGCGGGATCGAGCAAGACTCCTTCGGGGCACCGCTGGCCTACTACATCCGCGAGGCCCATCCCTCAGATCTCCGCCTGCGGGCGAAGGACTGGGAAGGTGTCTGGCGCTGGAATCGCGTCCCGGCCCGCAAGCCCTGGGGCCGCCCGATGGTCCTGCACCTGTTCGAACAGAACCGCGTGGACCAGAGCCGTGGCGTGGCTTCGATGGTTTCGGCTCTGACCGAAATGAAGATGACCAAGACCTTCCGCAAGACGGAACTGGAACGTGCGGTCATCGCTGCGACCTACGCGGCGAGCATCGAATCTGACCTGCCGACCGGAGATGTTTACGCGGCGATGGGCGGCGGCCAATCCAACCCGGCGACCCAGTGGATCAACGACTATCTTGCTTCGATCAGCGAGTATTCGGGCGGTGCCAAGAACCTGCATATCGCTGGCGCGAAAATTCCTGTGTTCATGCCGGGAACGCATCTGAAAATCCAGAACCCCGGCGCAAATGGCCCGATCGGCGATCGCTTCGAGGCGTCCCTGCTTCGTCACATCGCGGCGGCGTTGCGGGTGCCCTATTCCGAATTCTCGAAGAACTACTCCGACGCGAACTATTCCTCGCTCCGGGCCGAGATGGCGAACGTGGGCCGGTCGATGGCGAGCCGCAAGAAGCGCGTGGCCGAGGCCACAGCGAACTTCATCTATCGGCTCTGGCTGGAAGAGGCGGTCAACTACAATCACATCGAAGCGCTGAAGCGCCGCGACGTGCCGTCCTTCTACGAGGGCCTGAATGCTGAAGCCTATTCGGCTTGCGAGTGGATCGGCGCCGGGGTCGGCCTGATTGACCCGCTCAAGGAAACCCAGGCCGACGTTCTCGCCCTGAAGAACCACCTGACGACGCTGGAAGACGTGATCGCCAGACGTTCCGGCTCCGACTGGCGGCGGAAGCTGCGCCAGATGGGCCGCGAGCGGGCGATGGAGAGCGA